CGCACGATGGGCTCGATGGACGAGATGGGCAAGTTTCGATGCGCGAAGTGTGGGACGGTCCATGACGGGAAGTATGGGAACCTGACTGCGCCACGCGCATTCAGCCGCTTCCTGCTGCTGTCGGGACGCGGCGGCGGGAAGACACTCATCGGTGCGCACGCGGTGCGCGAAGAACTGATGATTAAGGACGCGATGTGGTGGGTCATGTCGGACACCTACAAGCGTCTGCACGACTCCACATTTCCTACACTGGTGGGTCTGTTGCACCCGAACTGGATAAAGCGCTGGGACCCGGAGCACGTCGAAATCACGCTCAAGAACGACGCGATGGTCGCGTTTCGTTCGCTGGAGGACCCAGACCGGGCACGCGGCCCGCACGGCGTGAACGGCATGTGGATGGACGAGGCCGCGCTGTGTCCAGAACGCAGCTGGCACGTCGGCACGCCGATGCTCATCAAGGCTGGAGGTATCGCACTTGCGACCACCACTGTCCGAGGTTACGACTGGACCTACGAGCAGATTGAACGTAAGGCACTGATTCATCACGACCCCGGCTTCTGGACCGCGAAGTGGTATACGTCGGATAACCCACTGTTCAGGTCCAACCCGGTCATGAAGGAGCAGATTGACCGAGCACGGAAGGCAGCCGAGACGGACCCGAACGCCCTGCGCATGTGGAAGCAGGAGTATGAGTGCGAACGGTCGAACGCGGAAGGGCTCATCTACGGCGAGCTGATTAGCAAGCACACGCTGCGCAACGACGAAGAGGTCCGGCGGTTCATCCCGGAGTGGCCCGCGATTGACCCGAGCCGGAAGGTCATCATCGGTGTTGACGAGGGCTCGGACCACCCGTTCGGGGCCATGCTCATTGTCATTACGGACAAGGGTCTGGTCGTAGTCGGCGACTACCTCGAACGGATGAAAGCCTACAGCGCGGCGCATGATGATGTCTTCAGGCAGCTGCATCTGACACGCTGGGCGGATAAGGCGTTCTTCGCGAACAAGAACGCGCTGAATCTTCGGCTGGAGTGGGGGCTGAAGGACACGGGCGTGGCGCCGGTCGAAAGCAGGCAGGAGGTTGGCATCCAGCGGGTGCAGGCGTGGTTGTTGTCTGGCCGGTTGAAGTTCGCCTACACCGCGAAGCGCAGCATCGAGCAGTGTCGGGCGTATCGCTACGCCGACAACTACAACCCGACGACCGGCGAGAAGAAGAACAAGGAAGCGGTCTACAAGCTCATGGATGAGTTATGTGACTGTTTGCGCTACGCGCTGATGGGGTTCCCGGAAATCCCGGACCCTGCGGCGCCCGGTATGACTGACGAGGCGCAGGCGCGGTGGGATGCGTTTGACGACCGAACCCGGTGGGAGCTGGAGCGGATGAAGGAATTGCGCAAGGCTCGGGACAGTCGGAGCGTGGAGCTACAGCCGACGGAGGACAACTATCCGCAGGGCAATATCTTCATGCACGATGATATGGGATGGTAGGAGGGACCATCATGTGGATTTCGAAAGCACGTTACGACGAACTGGTAGACAGGGCGCACCACGAGCGGGTGCAGGCCGGGAACTGGCAGGCGGATTACGCGGCGGTGAATGCGCGGTTGGTCGAAACGAAGACGCAGTTGGCGGCGCTCACGGCAGAGCGCACGTGGTTCATGCACAGACTGACGCAGGTCGAACACGAACGCGGCATGCTCATGCAGGACAGGCTGGGCGTGAAAATCGCCGTGCCGGAGTTTGTGCCGACGACCGATTCAGACGACGTGTCGAACGCGCTGAGTCGCGTGGTGGACATTTCCACCATCGGCGGCGATGCGAAGGACACCGACGCGGACCCATCACAGAATTCAGGCATCGACTACACGAACCTGCCGGGCTATGCAGGTAAGAGGCGATAAATGGGCGACACAGGCAACGAGCTGTTCCTTGAGCGGGCCAAGCAGGCACTGAGTCCGACTGGTGCGCCTGCGGATGCGCTCATCACGGACGCGGATGCTATCAAGCTGTTCAAGGACGTGAAGAAACGGGCGTTCGATTCGCGCTGGGTCTGGGAGCGGCAGTGGATGCGAAATATCCACTACGTGAACAAGCGGCAGTGGATTGAGTATGTCCGCCGCACGAACGAGTGGCGGGACGTGCGATTGGCTCAGTGGTTCCCGAAGCCGGTGTCGGACCAGCTCTCGCCGGGTGTGCAGGCACTGCGCGCCATGTTTGCCGGTGTCAACATCGGCGTCAACGTGCGCCCGGTCGGCGGCGACCCTGAAATCACCGCTGTCGCGGCCATTTCGGACGACCTGCATCCGCTGCTGCATGAAATTCACGAGATGGACGAGGTGCTGGACGAGGCCGATTACTGGTTCATCGTGACCGGGAACGTCTTCATGCACACCTACCTCGAACGGGACATGAAGCACGGGCAGACGAACGTGCCGCTGCTGCAGTGCCCGACCTGCACGAAGACCTACACTGCGCAGGAGCTGCAGGATGCGAAGGCGTGTCCCGAGTGCGGAGGGCCGTTGGACGCGTTTCAGCCCGCGATTGACGAGGAAGGTCAGCCTGCGGTGCGGACCATGCCCGGCCAGCGCGGCGTGTCCATACCGTTGTCACCGTTTGAAATCGCCTTCGACAACAGCTACGCCCGCTTCAAGGACGTGCCGGAAGTCGTTCGTATGCGTTGGCGCCCGAAATCCTTCTTCGAATACAACGAGACGTTGTGGCCGCAAGTGAAGGGCATCAAGTGGGCGAAGGCGCCGACCGAGCAGGCACTGCAGCTGTTCCGGTCCTTGCCGTATCAGAACGACTTGGGCGTGGCGCCCTTTCTTGGCTCTACCGGCACGAACGAAAGCAGCGAAGAGGGCACGACGGAATACGAAATCTGGGTGCGGCCGTGTGACCGCTTCCCGCAGGGGCTCGTGTTCCGTGTCGTGAACGACCCGAACCCTATCGTGCTGCATCTCGAACAGGACGAGGCCATTCCCGGACCGCTCCCGTATGTGGACGCGGACGGAAAACCTCTGTTCACGTTCAGTCACGCAGCGTTTGAGCAGCGAGGAGGCCGTGTTTACGGCACTTCGCCGCTCGATGGCGTGATTCAGAAGCAGAACATGCTCAATCAGCTGGACGCGTTCATGCTGATGATTGTGAATCGGATGTCCAACCCGCTGTGGCTCATTCCGAAAGGGTCGGATATCCATAAATTCACCGGACAGCCGGGACTCGTAGTCGAGTGGAACCCGCTGACGGTCGGCGGGACGGCCAAACCCGAGCGCGTTGATGGTATTTCGCCCGGCGCCGGGCTGTTTCAGCTCCGTGAGCAGTATGTGCGGGACATCGAAGAGGGTCTGGGGTCGTATGACATCCTCAAAGGACAGAAACCGGCTGGAGTAGACGCGTTTTCGGCACTGCAGCTGCTGGTCGAGCGCAGTCAGAGTCGGTTTGCGAGCGCATTCAAGGCTCGGGGACGGATGTATGCCGACTGGTATAAGTTCGCGCTGGAAATAGAGCGCGAATTTGGGCCGGATACTCGCACGCGAGCCATTCGGAACCCGGCTGGCGGCTGGGCGATTCAGCGATTCAAGAAAGCGAGCCTGCAGAACGCGTTTGAGGTCGTGGTCGAGGACGGCTCGATGACGCCGAAGACACAGTTGGGTATGCGCGCGGCGATTGAGCACCTTCGTCAGCTCGGATTCATCGACCCGGCGGACCCGGACCAGAAATACAAGGTCTACCAGACGTTCGGGCAGACGCAGCTGAGCCCAAAGCTGGACGTAGACATGCAATCCGCGTTGCGGAAGCAATACAACTTCGAACAGTGGGCGAATGACGACTCGGCGCAGATGCAAAGCCTCGTGCAGACCCAGCAGGCGGTGATGAAGTATCAGCAGCAGCTCGCTGCGGTGCCTGCAACTCCCGCGCAGGTAGACCCGGCGACTGGGCAGGACATGGCGCCGCCTCCGCAGCTGCCTCCGCCGCCTAGTCCGACGAAGTTTACCCCGCTCGCGTGGAAGCCGTGGTATAACGCGGCCGTTCACAAGCAGGAATTCCTGAAGTGGGCGAACAGTGACCGGATAGTGGAGCTGTTGCAGCAGAAACCGGGGCTGGAAGCGCTGCTGGAGGCGCATCTGCAGGAAATCGACGGCGCGCTGCAGCAAATTGCGATGCAGGCTGCGATGGCGCAGGCTGCGGGTAGCGCGCAGGTCAATGTAGGCCGGAAAAGCGCCAAACCGGGCGGGACAGGCGCTGGTCGAGCAATGGCGAACAGCAACGCCGAGTCCGGCGGCTCGCAGAACAGCGACGGCGGGCATGCAGGCCCGCAGCAGCCGTAGGAAGTAGCCAAAGTGGCGGGAAAATGGCGCGACTTGCAAAGGTCGTGCCAGTTCCTGCTATACTAAGTGTGCGGGCCTTCTAAAGCCCGCGACAAACTCAAACACGTAGCACATCCCGTGCCAACGCTTCAGCG